ATTCTTTGCAATTCTTATATTCGAAAGCAGCCTATTTTTTTCTTTTTCGCCTATAAAATAAACGCTGTCCTCAATTTGTTTTACTTTAAAGGCATAATCTGTTTCTAAAAAATCATTAAACCCAGGCTTACCTGAAAGGTTTTTATAATTATCGAAAACATTTTTAGTGCTTTCTTCCGCTTTTTGCGTAAGTTTTTCGCCATCAGCCTTAAATTCTGTCTCTCTTTTTTGTGTAATAACTGTATTAGATACAGTTTCTGCAATAAGTTTTTTATTAAAATTCAAAGCATCATGTATTTCTGGGGAACTGTTTCGAATTAAATTATCTGCATAAGCGGAATATTCCCGTCTTATCCTGTCATAAGCACCTTGATCTTTAGATAAATCCGCAAACAGGCTATTTCCTTTTGCCTTGAAAAGTTTAGTTATTGTATCAACTTCCAGCACCATTTGGCTTCTACGATATGCTTCTTGATATTCGTCGGATTGGGATGGCTCCGGTGGGGTAAGAACAAGGCGGTCAGATCCTAAATCCTCTCCAAAAAAAGATAGTTCATCAGGTATTTCACTAGCACTTAAACCCGGCTCAACTGCTATAGAATAGTTTCCGTCTACACGCCCCTGTGCCTTGTCTTTTGATTTCTGGTCTGCTTTGCCTTCGCTTCCCAAACGGCTAAAAAAAACACCAAGGTCGCCAAACCCCCGTGCGTATGAATCGTACACACTTGTAGTCGGAGTACCCGGAGGCTGTACCGTAAATTTTCTCTGGTATCGTTTTAAGGCCATAAAATTTTAATCCTAAACAAGTTTACTGGCAGCTTTAATTAAGGATACTCCTCCTCCCATCATACCGCCTCTTCGAGCAGCACTGCCTTGCATTGCATAAAGCTTTCTTTTTGATCTTCCGGTTACACCTATTGCCCGAATGTCTCTTTGGTACTTTCTTTCATTTTCATCCATAAAAGCTAAAAATGAACGGGATTTACGGGGATTAATTCCACTAGCCGCAGCCCTTGCCCTATTAGCCGCCTGATCCATCCATTGCTCTTCCATAGCTTGTGCTTTCATATCTGCTTCTTGCATAGCAGACAGACGCGACTGTTCTTGCAATTGGGAACTTTTTGCCCGACCCGCTCTAAATTTGTTAATGCCTTCCAAAGCAAAAGCTGTGGCTGCTAACTTATTTACGTTTGTGATACCACCCATTATGCTGTAACCTCCATATATAAACCACGCAGACTAATTGGTAACGGCACGGTTTGATTAATGACAACTGTTGGGTCAAGACTCCAACCCAGCATGTAAAATTGATGCTCCCCTTCGGATGCGGTCGGAGGAACAGAAAAGTCCTGGTTAACCTGTGTCAGCACCAGTTCATTGCCAGCAAGATTCATAGACTGCGTACCATAAACACTGGCAACTACCCGGCTGATACGTTTCTTCTCCCCGGTAATCGATCCAAAATTTTTAATAACGGCATCAGCTGGCATTGTTTCCAGTTCAAGGGTGTAGTTCAAACCAACATCGCACTGGGGGGCATATTCCGTCATAGTAATGACACCAGAACCATTTGCAGTAAATGATCCCCCATACTGTGCCGAATTATTTACAGTTGTTTCTACAGCTGTATTTAATAAATGTGCGGCTGTATAAGATTTTGCTACCTGGATACAGCTAACTGCATCAATTTTTCCAGCAAAATCTGCACTAGCCCGAAATTCAAGGTTTGATCCGGAAGACGCAGTAATATACTGGGTAAACGTACCATTGGCATTTTCTGTTGTCCCGGAGCCACTGGCAACTAGAGGTGTAATTGTGCCAGCTGTAACATCGGAAAGGGTAAAAATAACCCGATAAATTTTACCAGTAGATGTTGAAACGGCCTGTTCTAAATCAGACGTACTGCTTTGCGCCCCACTGCAAATACCTGTCCCACCGGAAATTGTCCATCCTGTACCTTTTGTCCATCCACTGTCTGTATCAAAAGTCCCGTTAGTAGATAATTCCGTATTAGTATCCGTTGCAGTAATAGCATCGAGCGTTACATTCCAATCAAACTTTTCCAGCCAGTAAACTGTTGATCCGTTAATGGTACGTTCAACCGCACCAAACAATGAATTTCCGCATTCTGTTACCGATTTGAAATTTCCGTTTGTGTTCCATTGGACCCATCCGGCAAACTTTTCACTCCGAATAGAGTGGAAAACCGCAATCGTACCGTCTGAATTAACGAAAAAAGCATATTGTTCAGGTGTCGTATCAGTTCCCAGCAACACAGCACTGTCAACACCGCCAGTAACCAGGTGATTAGACAAAATAGAAACGGCATTAGAAGTATAAGCTTGCTCAGTGTCATTCCACACGTACTCCCTTATGACTTTTCCGGTTCTTTGCAAAAAAAGGGTGGCTCCGTCAAATTTAACTGGGTTGACTTGCTGGGAACAGCCATACGGCGTTTGCGGTATAAATCGGACGTTCGTTGGCGTAATCGGGCTCGTTGTCGACTGAGGGACATATAACTCACCTCCGTTGGTAAACAATTGTAAATTACGGGTAGCCACCAGATGCCGGATTTCCGCAGTGGTATCTGAAGCAACCGTGACATCAATAGCTTCATCATCAAGGGCAGTTCCAACATTAAAATTAAAAAATGCTGAAGTTTTTGAGCCCCATAATCCATCAGGACGTTCAGTTGATCCGGCAAAATATAAACGCTGGTCATGGAATGTCACTGCACGGGGAAATCCCCTTACCGCAGAAAATGTCTGTTCGTCCCAATCAGCATCGGCACTGGATGCCGGAAGTGTTTCACGTACTGTAGCTGTACCATTCTGAGCATCAACCCTTGAGGCCACTGTCATCTCTTTGCCTTTGTATCGCATGATTGTCCCAACATGGCCGGTCTCCAAAACATCCGCAGAAAATACAATGTTAATCGTACCGCTTGTCCCGGAAGGATTCATGGTTACAGAGTCGGCAACAAACTTGTAATAAGGCTGATACTTGGGAGCCCCGGACGTATGCTCCTCAAATGCAAAGGAAGCACCGGTAAACGTAGAGGCCCCTGTTCTTAGAATTTTATAAGTTGCCAGGTCTTTATGGCAGACAATAATTGTATCCGCAGAATACGCCAGTGTTAACTCTTTTGATTGGGCCGCATTCCAAGGGCAACTTGTTAAAGTAACAAGCAAAGTTCCGCTGGAATTATAAATAAGGCATTTTGTATTCTGGAAAGCCAGCACATAATCCTGTCCTTCGGTAAACGAAAATTCATGTAGTACCGAGTCTGCCCCAAGGTTTGCTTTATAAATTGTGCCAGGTCTTCGCCTTACACCCCCTTGGGCATAAAGTACGGTATTTCGGCATTTGCGTCCTCCGGCAAAATACGCTTTAAGGTCTGAACGCATTCGCATAAGCGGATCAAGTTCCCCACTGGTAAAAGCCGTTTGCAGTGTGCGGAGATCACTGTCAACTGCGTCTGCCATTTTACCTCCGGACTGATGTTAAAGTCGAGGTTCTTAACGACCGCGCTGTTTGGGAGGACGAATCGGCCCATTTAGCTCGGGTGTATGCCCTTTCCGCTTCGACCGCAAAATGCGAGGCCAAGTCACCTTTCTGGGCAATAGACGCTGCAAAAATACTCGCCAGTTCATACATTATCGCCTTTACAAAATAGGGAGGCCAATACTGGGCTTCCGGTCGATATAAATAATCGGCAACTACCGTGTCATCTTCTACCGCATTGCAAAATACTTTGTCTTCATACCGGTCGTATTCAATGGGATTCGAATTAACCGTTACCGCATGGAGCAAAAGAATAGGAGGGGATGTCGGCATCTGATAAGCAGAATCCCAACGAGATACGGGAGCCGCTGTAAGTCTCGATAACTGTTGCTGGCCGGTTGCAAAACGCCAGCGTGTTAAAGTTAAAGCCCCTTCAATAATTGGTGTATATAAATTATTTGCAACATTTGCTTCCGTAGAGCTTTCCGTAAAAGAGGAAATCTGATTTGCCCCGATTAAATTTAAGGCTCTGGATGCAATTGTTACATCAACGTCATTAATTGACATTATTAATCCCTAAAAGGAAGGGGGCAAAAGCCCCCTATCCGGTTAGTCTGAGTCAGTTTCAGCAACGGCCGTTCCATCGGAGACATCGACAGTCGTGCCATCGTT